AAAAAACAACCTGTACAACAACAAAGATTTTCTAACAACCCACAACTGAATGAAATATTAAATCAAACAGTTGGTTTTACTGGAGCGAATAACCAAGCTTTAGAAGAGGATGACCAAACAATATCTATGGATAGTAGTGTAGCTCAATCAGGTCAATTAAGAGGGAGATTTGCACAATTAATGGGAATGGATGTACCTACGGGTGGTGGAAGTCTAGAAAGTAATTTAAATCAAACAGCGGCAGAGATTGGAGTAACACCAGATGCTTTACCTGCAGGTGTTCAAAATATGATGACAAAAGATTATAGCGCTGTATTAAAAAAGATAGATGAGAAAAAAGGTAAAGTGTAAATGGCTTTAGATAAAAATACATTAGCAAGAGATATTAAAAAGGCGTTTGATGATGCAGAAAAAGTTGTTCAGAAGAATACTAAATTAGATTATAATTGGGAAGTAGCTAAAAGATTAGCTGCAGCTATTGATAAATATATAAGAGGTGGGGATGTTAAAGTTATGACTGATACACCTGATATTAAAATTAATATGGGTCAGATGACAAGTAATGCGGGAACAACAATAACACAAGGTCAACCAGTTCCACTTTCAACAAGAGGAAAGGGAGAGGGTAAGGTAGTTTAAATGCCATTGAAGGAAAATATATTAGCTAGAGATTTAAAAAAGACTTTGGATAAAGTTGAAAAGGAAACAAAACGAAGTCCAGAAAAAATGAAGAAAACAGTTAACACAAGAGTTGGAAAGGGTTGGGCTAAAGATATAGAAAAATATATAAGGGAAGCTGATGTTGTTGGTAACCACGAAATATTAGCTTTGATGATTCAACCTGGAACTCAAACAGTGGGGGAAATAGTTGGATTGGCTGTATTACCTGGTGTGATTATAACACCTGGTCAACCACTTCCAATGTCAACAAGAGGACCTTTCGGGAAAGATGCATATCCCGGAGCAACTGGAAAAATAAAATAGGAGAACTTAAATGCCAGATCCAATAGATATGGATGATAATATATCGGTAGGGATAACATTACCATTACAGAGTGGTCAAGATGGATTTTTTAATCAAAGTCAAACTACATTAGAAGCAGCTAAATCTAATGTTAGAAATCTTTTATTAACTATGAAAGGTGAAAGACCCATGCAACCCGAATTTGGATCAGATTTATATCAAGTATTATTTGAACCAATAGTTGATGGAGGTGAAATAGAAGAGAAGTGTACTATCGCTATACAAGAAGCTATTGATACTTGGTTACCATATTTGAATATAGATGATTTAAGTATAACAACAACAGATGAAGATAAGGCTAAAAATATTTATAAGATTAGTATGACATTCTCAATAAAAGCAGATCCCGATAGATTTGATGAATTAACATTTACAGTTGAGGGTGGAACACCTGGATAATAGGAGATTATAATGGCAAGAAAAGATGTTAAAAAAGAAGTAAGATATTTAAATAAGGATTTCTCATCATTTAGAAATGACCTGATGGATTTTGCGAAAGTCTATTTTCCAAATACATATAATGACTTTAATGAATCATCTCCTGGTATGATGTTTATTGAAATGGCATCTTATGTTGGTGATGTATTATCATATTATGTTGATTCAGCATTTAAAGAAAATTTATTAGCATACGCAGAAGAACAAAACAATATTGTTAGGATTGCACAATCTCTTGGGTATAAACCAAAACTATCCTCACCATCTATGGTTAATATGGATGTATTTATTGTGGTACCAAATGATTCTTCAGATATTTTAAATCCAACACCTGATGTTAAGTATTGCCCTATTATATTAGCTGGTATGGAATTAACGCCAACTAATGGAACAGCTATATTTACAACTTTAGAAGATTGTGATTTCAGAAATCCAGCAAGTCCACATAACAATGTGATTACTACAGTATATGAAAAAGATGCTGATGGTAATCCAACAAGATGGTTGTTGAAAAAGACTGGTATAAAAGCTCAATCAGGAACTAAAAAAAGTTTTTCTTATACATTTGGAGATCCCCAAAAATTTATAACATTAGAAGTACCTGATGGTAATGTTATTGAAATAACAAACGCTACAGATTCAGATGGAAATAAATGGTATGAAACACCTTATTTAGCACAAGATACAATCTTTGCAGAAGCTGCAAATTCAGCTGCTGAAGATCCTGAACTAGCACAATACGCAGATTCTGCACCATATTTATTGAGGTTGAAGAAGACATCAAGAAGATTTATTACAAGAATAAATAATTTGGGTAATGTTGAAATAAGATTTGGATCTGGTGTTTCTGATTCACCTGATGAGGAAATAATTCCTAATCCAGATAATGTTGGGAGTCAGTTACCTGGTTCAGCTGCTAAAATAGATTTTTCATATGACCCATCAAACTTTTTATATACAAGAACATATGGTAGTGTTCCAAATAATACGACTATAACATTTGATTATGTAACTGGTGTTGGTGTCGGTTCAAATGTTCAAGCTAATATAATTAAAGATGTATCTTTTGTAGAATTTGATTTAGATGAAGAGGCTTTGGATTTAAATACAGTTAACAAAATTAAAGGTTCATTAGCAGTTAACAATCCTGATGCTGCTACTGGTGGTAGAGGAGCTGAAACTCCTGAAGAAATTAGAATGAATGCATTATCTCATTTTGCTACACAAAATAGAGCAGTTACTATGGAAGATTATACTACAAGAGTTTATTCATTACCATCTAAATATGGTAGTGTTTCTAAAGTTTATATAGTTCAAGATGAACAATTAAACTCGGCTGATAATAATGTAGTAACATCAGATAATAGAGGTAAGGCAGTAAAAACAGATGGTGGTGGAACTACATCTACAAAACCAAAAAGTAATGGAACTTTTGGAGATGGTAATGTTCTTAATGCTGGTTTTGTTAAACCACCAATACCAGATGGTAGAACAAATCCTGGACCAGCTAGAATACCAAATCCATTAGCATTAAATTTTTATACTTTAGGATATGATTCTGATAAAAGATTAATTCAATTAAATGATGCTGTAAAAGAAAATTTAAAAACATATCTATCTCAATATAGATTATTAACAGATGCTATTAATATAAAAAATGGATACATAATTAATATTGGGGTAAGATTCCAAATAGCTACATTGAGAGATTACAATAAAAGAGATGTGGTAGCAAGATGTATAGAAAGGGTAAAAGGATTTTTTGATATAGACAAGTGGCAAATAAATCAACCAATTGTTAAAGCAGATTTAATATATGAGATGTCTTTAGTTGATGGGGTTCAGAATGTTATAGATATAGAAATTTTTAATAAGTGGGATACCGACGAGGGATATTCTGGTAATGTTTATAATATAGAAGAAGCTACTAGAAATGAGATTGTATATCCATCAGCTGACCCAAGTATATTTGAATTAAAATATTATAAAAAAGATATTGAAGGAAGATCAATTTAATAGAGGAGATTATTAATGCATTATTTTATTTATCCAACCAAAGATGCAACAATATATAGTGGTAGTGTTGAGATGGGTTCTGTAGAAAAAACTGAAATCAACACGGGTTTGGATGCTATATTAGAAGTTGATAAAAGAATAAAACCAGATTATATAGATAATACTTGGTCTAGGTTTTTGATTCAATTTGATTTATCAAGTTGGGTAACTCACTCTAATGAAGTTTATTATTTAAACTTATATGATGCAGGTTCAGAGGAGATTCCAATATCTAATACTTTATATGCTTATCCAGTATCTTCATCTTGGGAAATGGGTGTTGGTAAATTAGACCACGATCCAGTAACAAAAGATGGTGTAACTTGGGGTTGGAGAGATAGTAGTGGGAGTCTTAATTGGGATAATGCTGGTGGTGATTTTTTAACATCTTCTGTAGCTAGTCAATCATTTGAATACTCAACAGATGATATAAGAATGAATGTAAGTGATATGGTAGGTGATTGGTTAAGTGGTAGTTATACTAATAATGGTATAATGATAAAAAGGGATACTGAAAACGAATGGTCTTCAGTTAATCTTGGGATTATGAAATATTTTTCAAGAGATACTCATACAATATATCCACCAAGATTAGATGTTATGTGGGATGATTCATCTTGGGATACTGGTAGTTTAAGTGCTCTTGATGTAACTGGTTCTGATTATATTTTATATATGAAAAATGTTAGACCAGAATATAATGAAAAAGGTAAAACAAGATTTAGAGTAGTTGGTAGAGAAAAATATCCTGAAAGAACATTTTCAAATACATCTGAATATGCTACAATTGCATATTTACCAACAAGTTCTTATTACTCAATAAGAGATGCTCATACAGAAGAGGTATTAATTGATTTTGATGATTATACAAAATTAAGTTGTGATGCTACTGGTAATTATTTTGATTTTTGGTTGGATTCACTACAACCAGAAAGATATTATAAAATAGTTTATAAAGTAGTTCAATCAGATGGGTTAGAAAAATATTTTGACAATGACTTTACATTTAAAGTAGTGAGGTAATAAGCTATGGCAATAAGTTCTGAACAACAGAAGAAATTACAAAATGAACAGCCTGGTGCTAATGACTTAAATGAGTTGAAGGAGAAGGCGGATAGAAAAGAACAAGCCGACCTTCAAGTTAGTGCAAGTTTGGGTATGTCAGAACCTGGTATAAGAGATGGTTCTGGTAATCTCTTATTGTTTGCTAAAGAGGGATCTGGTGGGATTTTAAATAAAGAATCTCAAGACCAATATATAACAACAAAATTAAATCAAGCTATATATGATGGTGATTCTATTAATGAAGTAGTTGAAAATGTAATAGAAGAGTTGTTACCAGACCAAGCTACTGAAGATGAAGCTATGTCTTTGAGAGAAAGAATAATTGCTTTCTTTAAGGAATATGAATTTTTAAGAGAAGATATATGGAAGTTAAATCAAATTCAAGAATTACAATCACATAAATATTTAGTTGAACAAAGTAAAACTTATTTACCAATTGAAAAACTTCCTTATACATATGATGGTGATGTTGTTGGAACAAAAGGTCAAGCTAGATTATTAGATAATAATATTATAGAAGTTAGGGAAGCGGCTATGTTATCTAATATGGTCGGTTATAGTATACAAGTTTATGGTGTAACAAAAAAGAAAAATCCAATAATTA